AAAGTTCTCATGAACATTAGCGACATCGATCGCACACTCGCCGCTAGTGAGCGAGTTGTGACGTAGTGGATAACGTTCTCCAGGGCACAAGCTGTCTGGCGGGTTGTAAGGAGATAGAAGGATGAAAGGAATACTAGGCTACGGCAGATACGACAGTGACCCAAATTACGTTGGCTGTCCGCGAGCAAAGACGGATATGACGCCTTGCGTTGCACGGGACGGAAGATTGGCTTGCGCTGACGACGGGGACTGTGTTGGCTGTGGCGAACATCCTGCCGACTTGCTGCTGGCTCTAGTTTATGAAGCAACAAAGCCAGTCCGTTCAGCGAGTGAATGAGTGGTCACATGAGACGTGGACCCGCGCCCGCTTTGACGGGTCCGCAACCTCAGAGCTCTGGGTCCGCCTCTCGTCGGGGTAGTGAGCCGGCGGACTCGGGCTCTGGGGACGAGGGGCGGGAAATGGATTATGTGCATCCAGATTGGCCTAAACATGCGACCAAGGTTGCTGTATCAGCCCATCTCTTGCTGAAATGGCTTGATGGTCTTGAACTGCCTCCATTGGCTGAGAAAGAGCGGAGTCGTTTAAAAGAACGTTTGGATCTGCTTCACAAGGTAAGTAGCGGCGGAGATCCTGACTTTATTAATGAGGCGTTAAGACGGTTCGCTGCAGATGAAATGGACACCGAGCCATGACCCCTTCCAAACAAGCCGTTGAGGTAGTGGCTGAGGCGCTGAACAATCATGTGTTCTCGGCGATAACGGGCACCTGTGCCTGCGGATTTACTGTTGCGGGTGCTAGTCAGTACGACATTCGTAGGCAGCATTTGGCTGAAGTAGCTGTCGAGGCGTTGGGGATTGAGGAATTGCGATTCTCGCCTGAGCTGCAAGCGTGGTTGGACACAGCTCCTAAGACTTACCGCCTCCGCGGACTCGAACAAGCCGACAAACTAAGAAGGATGGAAGGGTGAACGGCATCGGCTATCACACCAAGTTCGACTGCATTTGCGGCCCCGTCTGGAACTATTTCTGTGTGCGCTGTCGACATTGGGCATCAAGCTGCCGCTGCGGAAGTATGTCAGGAGGTTGCACTTGTCCTGATGAGAGTTACTGGGCAGGTAATGCAGAAGAGCGTCGGGCGTTACAAATGCAACTCACCCACCCCCAGCCAGCTATCAAGGAAGGGAAAGAGGGGTGACCCCCGAAGAACTAGCTGAGATTGAGGCCCGGGCAGAGGCGGCGACTCCGGGGCCCTGGGAGTTGGAGATGGCTTGGAATTCATTGCCATATGGAGAGGAAGTCGCTGGGTATTGGGATTGGTACCTGCACATTGATGGCGACACCATTATCGGGGGCCAGGAAGCAGACAAAGATCCGTCAGATGACCTCAAGCTGATTAAGGAAGCCCGTCAGGACATCCCCAAGCTCATCGCTGAGGTTCGGCGGTTGCAGGAAGAACTGGAGGAAGAGCAGAGATACGCGGCCGCGATGCGGAATAGGGCTTTGGAACTATGACCCCCGACGAACTCAAGGCAAAGGCGATTGAGGCTGCTAACAGTGACCCAGGCGAATTACCCGGCTATAAAGAACACCATCGCCTCGCTCGACGGAAAGCCATCGAAGCCGCTCATCCCCTGTACATGGCTGAGATAGGACGGCTGAAAGCAGAACTTGCCGGTGCCAAGACGAGCCTAGAGTTTCCGAAATACTCTTCGGTGGAAGTGGGCCAGAAGCTCCTTGAGCAACAGGCCGAGGTCACCCGACTACGGGAATTGCTGGGGGCGCTGGTCGGTGAACATGAGCCAATCATTGTGGAGTTTGATCGTGGAGGCGATGAGTGGCAGGTCGGTGCCTATTGCAAGGGACCAATGGCCGAGGAATCCTTTGATCCGGCGCAGATGGTTGACCACTTTCCAGATTGCCACTGGCTCAAAGCCCGCCAATACCTCAACGATGCCAACTCCTGAGCGCCAGACCTACAGCGTGTCGGTGGTTTTGGAGGTCTCAGCCCTGTCTGCTGAGCATGCATCGCGAGTCGTGCATCAATGCATCGGCCCCACGGTACGGACGGCGCGGATGGGAATGGTTGTGATAGAGGTAACTATGACAGACAAGGAAGACGCGACGGCATTCTGAGCCATCCTCCCGACGAGGGCATTTTCGAGCCCGGGAGTCTGATTAAGGGCCAACACCCGCAATCGCGGTATGTGCACCGAGTGAAGAGCAGTTGGTATATCAGCGACTATAAGGAACTATCAGGTCAATCGGCGGTGGTCCAAGCCGTGTGCCACAACCTAGTCGGCTCCGCGGCAAGTATCGAAGAAGAGACGGGGGGCCTCATGTGTCCAAACTGTGAAAGCTGGTCGGCGAGCCGCTCCACATAGAAGTCGTTCACGACGGGGCCACAAATGCCTTCTCGTCAGCTTCATGAGACGGAAGCCTGAGCTGCAATACCTTGAGATACGCCCAGACAACGACGCCCAGCATCACAGTCTCCGCAAGGATGAAGCCAAATAGAACAAGGCTCGCTCCCGGAGGTGTTGGAGATATAGCCGGCAGGTTCATAGCACGCAGGCCGGCCAGCGCAAACACCATCTGCAGAAAGACGAAGGCCGTCAGGAAGACGACGAGCACTTGGAAGACAAGTCCGGCCTGCTGCTGCTTGAGCTGCTTAGCCACACGCCAGTACCGTCCGCACAGGTGCATTACCAGGCTGGTCACTCCAACCGCCAGCACGGCCTCGACGGTCCAGATGGTTTCCAACGGTGCGATGGTGGTCAATGTGCTCTCCTTGGACGTTTGGACTGGGGTTCGGATAGGTGTCTTCGTATCTCTTCAAGGTTGTGCTGGAAGTTCATCACCACGTCTCGATCTGCGACATCCCAAGGAATTGGTGGAATGGGGACGCCGGCGTCGCGTAGCCGCTCGATGCTGTCCTTGGCTTCCTCGAGCTGTTGCTCGATAACCTGCTTGAGCTCCTCATCACCAGCCTCGTCATCAGCTCTGAAGCGAAAGAGTTTCCAAACCACTTCAAGCGCCTCCATTTTGGGTCTCCAGAGCTACTGTGGTGGCCTTGAGACCCTGAACGGCAGGTACCCCTATAGAGCGCCAGTAATCCCGCTCTGAGGCAAGCGAGCGCATCTGAGGCAGGACCAAGTACTTCAGGATCAGCACTGTCGCGACAATCGTAAGAACGAGAATCAGTACCAAGCAGCGTGCATCGATCCCTGTGAATAGCCCCGCAATGGCGTCCCACACCTACTCAGCCGCCTGCATTTGAGCATCGACCTTCGCCTGCTGCGTTGCTCGATCTTTGACCAAGGCCTCCAACGCCTCAATCTTGGATTGAGTTGCCCCGATGATGTCTCGGTCCTCCTGGGTAGGCGTGATGCCCTCCTTATCGTCTCGGGCGATGATCCGCTTCGCCAGGATGAGGGTCAGCCGGGCGCTGTCTAGCTCGGACACCTTGGCGTCGGTAAGTTGTGAATTGACCAGCGTATGAATTTCCTTAAGAGACTCCTTAGTCTCCCGTGCTGCTAGTTCAACCGTATGGTTCAGGCGACCCGCTATGCCTGCAAGCGCCGCCTGGTCCTCGTTGCGTTCCCGGCGCCGTTGCTTGCCGATTAGGAGTACGGACATCAAGGCAGCACTCAATAGAGCCGATGCCGCAGAGGTCAGTACCACGATGAGGGCAATTTCGAGGGCGCTCACTGTCCCCGGAATTCCTTCGTGAAGTAACCGGCAGCGAAGGTGACGATCGGTAGAACCAGGGCCACGTCCTCAGCGGTGATCTCAAGATCGAACCGTGCCTTCAGCCAGGCGATAGCCACTCCTGTGAAACCCCCGCCGATGCCAACCGAGGTCATCTTTGGGGTAGGAGTCCTAGTGGGCTGATTAGCGGTTACTGGCTGGATATCAGCGGGCTCAACAGCGGGTACCGACGAAGTGAAGAACTCCTCTGAGCCAGTCACGGCATGCTCCCGGAGAGACTCGGGTGAACTCTCTCAAAGCGAAGCAGGAAGTCACGGCTCATTGGCCCCACATCCTTGATGCCTGCCCGCTTCATCGCTTCCAGATCCTCAGGTTTGGGGACGTGATGCGCCCTGCCGTCACCAGCCAAGAGCCACACACCTCCCTCAGCAGGATCCGGGCTTGATATTCCGAAAATGAACATGTCCTCCTCCTCGTCTGTAAGCAGCGGCGTTCCCGGAGAGTAGTACTGGGAGACGGGGCCAAGGCCCTGCCCAGGCTGCCGACTACTTGACTTCGCTTCGAGCGGTTGCGCATGCCACGGTTCTTTTGCAACCGGAAAGTGGATACCGTGCCTTTTGCCCGCGGCATGCAGCCGAGTCCAGTTCCCATCCTTCGGATGGATATCTGCTGCCTGGGCCAAAGTGGAGCCGTCCTCGTCGTACTCATGCCAACTCGTCCCCGGTGCGTTGGCTGGATTGCCCTTGCCTGCCTTGAACAACCGGTAAAGTTCCGCCTGACGCTGCCGGGAGCGTCCCCCTGACTTGTTGGTAAAAGGCGCTTCGTCGTACACCCGCTCAAGTCGTTGTTTGAACTCCGGATGCAGCCATTCAGCCTTAGCGAACTTCGAGGATGGCCCACGTTGCAGTCCTGGCGCTGCTGGCACTTGGGAGCCGTAGGGCGTGCGGAACTGATTCATCTCACCCCGGCGCCGGCCGACAATCTCCGGGGGTTTGTTCCACAGCATCAAAGCGGTGGCTGCGCCCTCGTAATCACCAGCGTTCAGGCGCTTCAGAACCGTGGAGGAACGAAAACCGTTGACTCCAACGTTGTAGGTGAAGCTGACTAAGGCGTCGAACTGATTCTGAGAGAGCGGAACCTTGACCTCGTTCACGGGAAGCTCGTACTGCACGACATCCTGTCGGAACAGGTCTATGGCCTGTTGACGGGTCATCGTGCCCCACTGCTGACGATCAGCTGGCGTGCAGTTGCCTCGGTGGATGAGGTGGCCTATTCCGACGGTGCAGTGGCCCCGGCTGTCGTTGTACGGCTTGAGAACAACACCTTCCCGCTTGACCAGCATGTCGGCGCCGATGTCAGAGAGTTTCACCTACATGCCTTCCACGGCTGCCAACCCCTGTCTAAGAACAACTCGTGAGCAGCTTCCACCTGAGTCCTCGCATCCTCACCATGCCCATATCGAGCACGCTCTCTTGCCCCGAGCTGGAAGATGCCTTTATGCTGGCCATTCGCTGCTGTTATCCGGAAGTCCGATTCGCAGTCAGCTACTTCCAGGGCAGCGCGGCCGTCCGGCCCGAACACCTCAAGGATCGTTTCCTCCACAGACCTCGGAGCAGTAGGGACCGGTGGAGCCACCACCGGGAGCGGAGCAGGGCGCACCTCTTCAACGACGTGCTTCGCATGTTGAGCGGCGAGCATGCCCACAGCCCAGGTCACTAGCGGGGTGAGGTCGATCAATAGGTTGTCCTTCCAATAAAAGAGCCGCCCCAGGGGACGGCCCGAATGGATAGGGGGATTTAACTAGGCGCTTCCTATGTCCTCGACGAGGATGAAGTTTGGATAGGGACTGCCCGAAACCGTCAAAGTACCTGAACCCACCCGGAGACCTCGGAGCTTGTAGGTATGACTTCCAGAAGAGGGTGTTCGGACAGTCTGCGCAATGGTAGTCACTCCATTAGTTGCTTGGGGACCATAAGAGATTCCCGTGCCTACTGATGAGCCATCTTCTTGAATCAATACTTGCAAACCGTCATCCGCAACAGTTGAAGTCCATCCAACACGACCGGTGACTTTGATGCGCCGACCCGATCCCGCGGTTACTGAGACGCTAAGACCGGTGAGATCAACCTGACTTGATACCGATTGACTTCCTGTGGTAGAGGCATATCCAAGAGTTCCTCTGGGCAAAGCCGCAGCCAGCTTGGGATCGGTAATCGCTCCATCCGCCACTTTGGCGGTGGTGACCTGGCTATCCCCGATCATCGCCGTGGTGTGGCTCACCAGAGCATGACGGGCGGCGTTGTGGAGGGTGGAGTGCTCCGTCTCGGATTGGGCGGTGTCGTTGATGTGCCGGTTGGCCTCATCTGCATCTGTTTTGCTAAACGTGTGCTCCACCGCCACACCGGAGGCATGAGTGGTCGCCGTGGTCCCGTCGAAGGCCCGGGTGATCCCGGAGAAGCTGTTAGATGAGCGGGTGCCCACGAGGATCTTCTCCTCAGATACCGTGCCCCGCTCGAGCGTCGCGATAAACGTGGACGACGGCCAGCCCGTAGCGTCAATGACGCTCAAGCTGGTGTCGCTGGCATTGATGCCAGCGCTCAGCGTAGTTGCGCGCGCGGTGCCAGAGTAGCTTCGTCTAGTCATGGGGCCTTCCTACTCGATGGTGGACATGCGGACGATTGCCGTCCCGCTCCAGCCCTTCCGGTCAACTGTCTGGTGATCGGCAATCCATTCGTAGTCGTCTAAGAACACGGTGAATGCCTCGGTGCCCAGCTGGAAGGACACCGCTCGTTGCTCCTCGAAAACCGACTCGATAGCACCTAAAGCTACCGAGGGGTCGCTGATGAAGTCTTGGCCGTTCTTCTCGTAATGGTCGAACAGCAGCAGCGGAACGGTAAAGGAGACGTTGCGCTTGGCTGCGGGTTTGGCTCTGAGAGTCCAACCTCTGAGACTGGGGCCGGCAGTCAATGTGGTAGGCGAGCGGTCTAATTCGAACTTCATCTCGAATCGCTCGCCGGCCGTCTGCGCTAGGGGGAAGCTCTCAGGCTCGGTCGCGCCAGCGGTGTGGGTGCCGATGAGGCTGTAACCTGCATCGTCCTTAGACACGTAAATCCGATAAGTACCGTTGGTCGTGACATGCCTGGCAGTGACGGTGGCCAGGGTCTTGTAATCGGCCAGCCCATAGGTCACATAGCCGGTCTCAAGACTCCCGGTTGAGACCTTGTCGTCGGACTCCTTGTAAAAACCCGTTCCGGAGATGGCGAAGATCCTCTTGTTCGAGTAGGTACCTACCGAGGTCACATCTGCCTGGGCGGTCACCATGAGGTCCGAAGCATAGGCAGGGATGGACTCATTCAGCACCGACAAGTCCAGCCTTCCCAAGCCGCTCGATACAGAGTCATACCGTTCGTACCCGAACCAGACGTAGCGGTCCTGCGGCTCGAAGCAGCGAACGGCGCTGGGGGTTCGGATAAGACCTCCGATGGTGATATCCGCCGCATCCACCCCGCCGATGATCTGAGCGAAGCGCACCCCGCGATCGGTGCCAATGATGATGTAAGTGCCGAGATACCCCTGGATCGAGCGGACGATCTCTCCATCTGGAAGCTCGCCGGCCACAACGGGGGCATCCAGGGCGGTTCCGTCGGTCTTCAGTGAGGTCCGGTAGATGATCGACCTGTCGCCCGAGTAGCCGGCCATGTACAGGGCATTCCGGCCCTCTGCGAATCCTACCCAGGTAAAGTCGGTGTTGTTCTGGGTGAACAGCGCAGCCGGTGCGGCTCCTGAGGCGGTGATGTTGTAGATCGAGTTGTTCCGGGCAGCCATGAGCCGGCCTTTGACGTAAGCCACCAGCGAAGCTTGCAGATCGCTATAGTGAGTCGAGGTAGCCGCTCCCCGGGTCGTGGTGTGTACTCCGTTGGTTCCCAGTGCGGCGTAGACGTTGAAGCCGTCGGAGGTGATCGACTGAACCGTCGTAGCCGCTTCCCCGTTATGAATCACTGCGCTGGTGAAGGTTGGGGAGGTCAGGGTATTGGTGTGATGGACCTGCTGCCCGTCTGCGATGTACCAGTAGCTTCCCACCGGCAGAACGGCCAGATTGGTGTTGACCGATGATCTCAGTTGTGTGGTATCCGGAAGAAGCGACAGGCTCCATTTGGTCCAGATGTCGATGCCCTTGGACTGTCTGAATCTGGCCCGGTTGGACGCTTCCCGATCGTAGTAGAGCTGCCCAGCCCCGTGATTCCAATCATGCCCCGACCGGCGCCAAAGATCCTGGCGAGACAGCGACCCTTCCCCGGGTTCGTTGCTGGTATCCTGCTGCTCCGCTCCCAGTTCGATCGAGCGGCGGCGGAATGCCTCCTGGGTGTATTTGGTATCGATGATGTAGGGACGGCCGTCCAGAGCGCAGTCGTACTGGAAGGGAATGAGCGTCGATGTCGCCGCCGTAGAGGTGGTGTACGGCGCATTGAGAAGGTCTGCTAAAGAGATGGTCTTTACCTGAATCTGGGCGGATATAGGGCATTCAGACGGGCGATTTCAGCCTGTATCCGCAAATGCCTTTCCTGCCTCATTCCGGCGGCGCTGCGAATAAGGGAGCCGACTGGGATCTCCTCTGCACGTCGCGAGTCTCCCTGGGAATTCAAGTCGGTTCGCCTCGCCTCCCTGGCCTCGGCCAGCCGCGCTGCAGCACCCCATACGACGATGTCCTGGGCAATTCCGGGCAAACCAGTGGTGGTCTCGAAGTTCTGCCCAAGCGTCGTCGGCTGGGTGAAGCCTGATTTGTAGAACACTCGGATCGTCTGGCCAGAAGTACCCCCATGCCAGAGAAAGATCGCCCTGCCCGAGGCAAACTCCGAGGTAGACAGGTCGGATCGATAGCGGTAGCCAACCGAGGTCCAGTCCTTGCTTGATCCCACATCCTTCACTGCCACGTCCCACGGAGTGCCGAGAATATCTGTGACGCTGGTGAGGTTATAGCCCTGGATGGATGGGGAGTAGGTCAGGTCCACGGTCTTCATGCGAAACAAACCCTCTCCTACCAAAGAGGCGAGCTCGTCCTTGATGGCCTTGAAGACCTGCCATTTCGAATATCGGGGGTTGACGTAGACAAGAGTCCCACCCGCGTGAGCGTCGGTAGAAGAACCTCGATGAGCGGCCTCTACCGCGACTGTCTTATCGGTCTCGTTGACCGCCCATACGTAGTAGTCCTCAAGGTCTATGCCGAGAATCGCTCCTTCCTTGATCCGGGCCACGTCGTAGGTAAGGGACAGGCTGGTAGTACCTCCTGCCGCTGTGATGCTCAGTTTGTTCAGGACTTCCCTCTGGCCGGACAACAGAATCCGAAACACGGAGTGGATAACGTCGTCGACGGTACCGGGAGTGGTGACAATCTCGCTGGTTATCGGTCCTACGATGAGGTCTGACATTTAGATCAGCATCGTCCTTGCTCTGCGCCGGCGCAGGCTGTAGTTGGCCGAGGCAGCAGAAAGAGCGATCGTCACAGCGAGATCCTGATTGGAAGTGGTATCTATAGTCCCCGTCTCCAATTCACCCAGATAGACGGCCGTCGTGTCCGTGATGCTTCCTTTACCAACGGCAGGGTCCGCAGCAGCACCTCCGAAGAACATCTTCAGATTGCCTTCCTGGGCAGAGGCCGATACGGCCATCAGCAATACCTCGATTGAAGTTATTCGCCGAATGCCGGAGGTCGCCAGAGTGGCGGTGGTGTCTTCGAATACAGTCGTCCCCCCAAACTTGACCTTGAGGACAAATGTTTGATTGGACCCGGTGTTGTTGAGAAAATCGCCCTCAATCAACATCTGGACAAGGCGGTCCGTACTCATCGCGTTAGCCGAGACCGTCACTGAATAAAGCGTCGTCTCCGCGGCACTGCTAACGATGTCGAGATCAGATGTGGTGCGGTCCAACACGTAGGGTGCTTTTACCCAGGCCAGTCCGGTGGACTGTGCCGAGTCGGTACTCAGTAATTGGCGATCAGAACCTACAGCTAGCCTTGCTACCGTATCCGCAGCTGTTGCTGCGATCAGGTCGCCCTTTGCATCGACAACCGATTTAGGAACTACATCTCCCCCAACGGCCAGGAGAAGGCTCGTATCTGTGATGCCATGCACGCTGGTAGTGTCGGCCTCATGGGCTTCCAAGTTTGCTGTTGTGAACAACTCATTGCCCGGGGGGAGAACGTTAATCGTCTCGGTTATCGAGGCGAATGAGAGCAGAGTCGTAGGGGTCGCCGGGTAATACGCAGCCGAAGAGTTGTCGGTGACCAGCAGGTCGATCTGCTTCGGGCTTGCCAGCCAGCCGCTAATCTCACCCTGCGAATTTGAGGTCAGAGTAGTAACGGCATTACCGCCCGATTCGGCGTCGAACGCATCCGAGACGTAGGTTGTGGTCCCCTTGACGTACAGATGAACAAGGGAGTTCTGGATAACCAGCCCATTGTCCCGGTTTCTGACGTAGTGCTTAAAAGGTGAGCGCGCCATTCACTCTCCTAACTACGGATGCACCGAGGTACTGGCGACCACGCCAGAGCCAGGCTGCAAGAACACGTTCGAGCCGTTGACCTCAGATCGCCACTGCAAAGAGACACTGCCCTCATTGGGACCATTCACGACCGTGGCGTCGATCTCAGCCAGCAAGAGTGCCGGGGTGAGGATTCCAGCGCTCACCAAAAGCTCGCTGCCGAAAGCGGTGTTGATCTTGAGGGAGGGTACGGCGGTCAGGCTCGTCCAGATGCGAGTGATGTATCGCACCAGTGCGGGGCTGGCTGGCCCCGCCAGAGCCAGAGCGATGCCGGTGGTTGCAGCTTGCGAGTTCCACAGCAGAACATACCGCAACGACATGGACTCGTTGGGCACGATCGGAACATCAAAATCTGGAGCGATCACTAGAGTGTTGACGCTGCGGGATAGGGTCGCATCGGGTCCGGCCTTGGCGTAGGTGCGAAGGAAGGAAATGCCCATCAGAGTAGCGTCGCTGCCGCGTACCGACGCCGGAGGCTCAGGCTGGCATTCGATGCGGAGTGCTGAATGGTAAGTTCAAAAGTCTGATTAGCCGTGCTATCTATCGTGCTGTCGGCAAACAGAAAGCACCATGGCGCAGCAGCGGTGACGCTCATCGCGCCGGTACCTGTGGTGGGGGCGGTGCTTGGGGGTATCCATAGATGTCCCGACCCGGATTGGGCATTTGTGGCTCCTTGATTCGCCAGAAGGAGCGTGCATACCCACGGACGACGAGTTGCGGCAGCGGTAATGGAGATGCTTGCGTCTTGGTAGATGATCGTCCCGCCGAACTTCACCTTGAATGTGTAGGTCCGCCCCGCCCCCGAGTTGTTGAAGTAGTCGCCGATTATGTCCAGTTCAACCGCCCGGTCCGTGCCCATCGCGTTGGCCGGAACCGTCACTGAATAAAGCGTTGTCTCTGCCGCAGTTGAGACGATGTCCAAGTCGGAGGTGGTGCGATCCAGGAGTCGAGCAACCTCCAGCCCGTCTACCGTTAGAGCTGTGGGTGCCAGCGTCGTACCGTCTCCCGCTACGGAATGATTATGCGACTGGGTGTGGTGAGCCGAACCTGAATGAGTGGCGTCGATCGTTGGCGAGGCCCATGTTCCGCCCAGTTCTCCTGCGGGAGCGGTGCCGACAACGATCTCGTTTGTGAGAGTGGCATTGGCAGTCCCGACCAGATAGTCCACAGTGGTAGGAGCCCCGCTGCCGGACAAGGCTGGAGGGTAATAAGGCATTTAGGTGATCTCTGTAACCCGCAAAGTACCAGTCGCTGCGGTAGCAATCACATCTATCCGCCCGGTGTAGATCGGAGCCGGGATCTCGTAGTAGCCCCCCGGAGCGATCTTGATCGTGAAGCTGGTGCTTGAAGCGGTGGTACCGAACTTCAGGTAAACCGAGGCGTCGGTGTCGTCGTTGTAAAAGGTAGCCTGGCGGCGAGAGGTGTTTGAGGCCAAGGCCTGGGCGCTGCTGACCGAGTTGGCAACATTTGTGAGCGTGGCGGTCCCCGGCTGCGTCTCCTTGGTGGCAAACGTCCCCGTCCCGGCGTTTGAGGTAACCGTCCCTGTGATCGCCGGGAGAGTGAGCACATCCACATCCCCGATGTTGTTGCTCCCCGCAGGAAGAGCAGGAAGGCTCAGAACATCTACGTCTCCGATATTGTTCGTTCCCGCCGGGATGGCTGTGGCCAGACTCACCGAGCCATCCACGGTCAGAGAACCACCGTTGTCTGAAACAGGGAACGGCCCCGTCCCTGCGTTCGCCGTCACTGTTCCAGATACGGGTTGTGTGGTGGAACCGGTTGGATCTGTTCGGACCGGGTTGGTTGCAGTCCCCCCGGCTACCGGACCTCCCGAGGCGGGAAGGGCCAGACCGATCATCGCCTCGGTGACTGTTCCTGCTCCGGTGTCGTAGTCGGCAGTGTTGAGGTTGGAGACCCCGACCGTTCCATCCACCGTGACAGAGCCGCCGTTGTCGTCAATCGACACAGGTTCGTTCAGAGTGACGTTGGGCATGGTCACCACATCAACTTGCATCTCCGCTCCCGAGACTGCCCCGGCCAGAGTCCCGGTATCGGCGTCGATTGTGGTCAGCAGACCCTCTACCCCATCGAGGTGGCCGATCACCGTATCCTGCTTGGCTGAAGTAGCGGCGCCTGTCGGCAAAGCTGAGCTCAGCACATCAACATCACCAATGTTGTTGGTCCCTGCGGGGAGTGAAGGAAGACGAGTCACGTCTACGTCTAACCCATTCGAGGTGTCTCCGGGTATCGCAACCGGACCCCCTGAAGCAGGGACTACAAGCCCGGCGACAGCCGTCGTGGCGGTTCCGGCCCCGGAGTCGTAGTCCTGGGTGGTGAGCTCCGTATCCACCGCGCCGGTGATCGAGACGGAGCCATCCACAGTGAGAGACCCGCCATTATCTGAGACCGGGAAGGGTCCGGTGCCTGCATTTGCGGTAACCGTTCCGGAGATCGGGACCGGGGTCGCTCTCAGTTGGGTGTCGGTGACAGGCCCATCGACAGTGAGACTTCCGCCGTTGTCGTCGATGGAGATTACCCCGCCCAGATCTGTGATCCCAACCCGGCCTGCTGAGTCGGTGGCTACCGCAGAGTAATCCCCATCGGCGGAGGTGAGTGCGCTTGCGGCGTCGTTCCGAACACCCAGGCCCAATGTGCCTAGAGCGCCAGTCGTATGAGCAGAATCCTCAGCGAACTCAGTCCCCCCGCCTCCTCCGCCTCCGGTGGCGTTGTAGAAGCTCGTACCGTCGCTCAGACGAACCGGCAGATAGTCGTTTCCTGCGGGGGATGCAGGAGTGACGTCCACAACACCTGAGACTCCGACGGTCCCGTCAACGGTCAGACTGCCCCCGTTGTCCGATACAGGGAAGGGACCAGTCCCAGCGTTGGCGGTGACAGTCCCCGACACAGGTACGGGCGTGGCTCTGAGTTGTCCATCCGTCACTGGGCCGTCTACGGTGACTGATCCTCCGAGGTCAGCGATACCGACTCTGCCGGCGGAATCAGTAGCGAAACCTGAGTAGTCTCCATCCGCGCTGGTAAGAGCCGCAGCGTTGTCATTTCGCACACCGAGCGAGAGCGTTCCCAGGGCACCACTTGAGTGAGCCACGTCCTCGGCGAATTCAGTCCCCCCTCCGCTTGCCGCGACTGGGTTCTGAACGTGAACCTTGACTCCACCATCAGGGTCGAGATCTGCTGGGAGGTTGGAGACGTTGATGCTGGAATTGCGTGCCAGCGAGACGGTTCCGCCTCCATAGGCCTGGGTTCCCACACCCTTCAGACGGAAGCTCAATTCCTCCAGAGCTTTAGCTACAGCTTTCAGGGTGCTGGTGGTCTCCTTGGAGTCGCCATTGGTTGAGGGAACCAGAACGGTCTTGACCGCCTCGGCTATGTCCTGTGCGTTTGCTCCGGGCTTCAGGCCGTTGACAGCGGTAACTATGTCGGTGAGATCCTGTGGCTCCACGTTGATGATCGGAGCGGGTATCTCGGGCATCTCCGGAGGTGGAGGGATGAAGTCGATCGCCTGTTTGATTAGGTGAAGGGCTTGAACCACCTGGTGCAGGAGCTCGATCTGCTTTGTCAGTTGGGGATCGGGCTTGTTCTCCTTCTTCAGAACGATTCGCCCCAACTCCTCAAGCTCGGCAGCCTTCTCACGAAATTCCTCGCCCAGGTTTACCGGCATAGTTCCACCTCGCTTCTTTGAATCCCCGAGTTGAGCTTCTGATTGCAGGTCGGACAGAAAGAGTGCTCGGCCTGGTACTCCTCCAGGCGGGCGATCTGCTCCGGCAACAGTCCCGGCGACTCAGTGATGCAGGATGAGTCCAGGACTCCCGCCTCGAACATGATCCGCTTCACGTCTGCCGGTTCGTGGTAGTCCTGCCCGGGACGGAAACGGTAAGTCGAACCCGCAATATCCGCGGTCCACGGCCTCTGCACCCTGAGGGGGAACAGCTGAAAGGTAGGCTTCACCCACTCATCTGTGATCTCTGATTCGGAAGTCTCGAGCCCGATGGCTTGGATGAAGTTCTCGGCCGTGTGCTCCCACAGGAAACGGTCTTCCACGATCTGTGCCGACTGCCAGGCCTTCTCCGTGGCCTCGTCGTAGTGGTGATAGACGTACTCCATCCACTCGCATAGGGATTCGAAGTCCGGCTCCCACCACTCGCCGGCATCCCCGAAGATGAAGTAGGCACTCTTCGAAGCAGAGGTGGGGAGCGCATATCCGAGGTGGGCGAAGGACGAATGCCCGTGATCGCCGGTGAGAATGGTAGGACATCCCTGCGCGATGGCCTGAAGAGGCTGAAGACCAAACCCCTCCCCCCTCGACGGTGCGAGAAAGCAGTGTGCCGAAGCGTACAAATCGACCTCTTCCTGAGCCGATACCTTGCCCGGGAGTACCTGAATTCGGTCCCCATAGAAGCTCTCGTTGCGAGGGTTCTTCATGATGAGCATGGGGATCGGGCCGTCTCCCCAGGATCCGTCAGAAAAGACCTTGCGAAATGCCTTGTAAGCCAGGTCGGTTCCTTTTCTCTCTCCAGATCCAGCACACAGGAAGTTGAAGGTGGCTCCCGGGGGATCTCGGGGGATGTAGTACCAGTCCTTCGGGTCAACCCCGAGAGTCACCAATTTCACGTTCGGGTGATACCGACTGAACAGCTCCACGTTGTGCCGAGAAGGAACCACCACAGTTTCGTAGTTGTGAATCCCCTCCCGAAACGCCTCCGGCAGGGTGCGGGATTCGAACATGGTGAAAATGGAAGGAACCTGTCCTTTCCACCAGCCGCGGGCATGGGAGGGTGTTGAGACCCAGCAAACATGTTCTGCTTTGCCGTAACTGCGGGGTTCTTTCTGGGCAGCCTGATCTCTGGAATCAGGGGAGATCATGCCGTCGAAGACCTCTACTCCTGCCTTCGTCAGCCACTCATGAAGCTTCACGCCTAAACGTCCATATCCGAGACTGTCGGAATGAACGTAGTTCAGGTTGAGTGTGGTCATATCAAGCCTGCTTCCCGCGCCCTCTCGGTCCCGGCCCGGACTTCCGCCCATTCCCTCTTTGTGAACAGATGCCCCATCTGGACCTCTTCCTTCGTTGCTGCACGATCGGCCAAGACCGCGGAGCCGTCGATTCCCTTCGGCTGAAGACCCTGCTTCCGAAGACTCCTGTACGCCTGATGATCCCGACCCCAACGCTTCTCCTTGGAGTCGATCCCGATCACATGCGCCTTACTCGTAGGAGTGGCGTGGGCAGAGATATTCAGGCTCAGGTAGTGGTCCCGGTTGGTAGGGCAGCAGCCGTTAGAGCAGGGCAGTGGACACCATCCAGAAATGATTGCGATACACGATTGATTCCTCCCTGTACTGGGACTGACGGACGTTTGTGAGGTTGTAAGACGGGAGCATCTGCCTGATCTCTTGCTCTGCTGGTTCATGGTGGATCTCGATGCACAAACGGGGATGAAACTCTCCAAGAAACTCCAGCCCGCCTCGAATAACCTCCACCTCATGACCCTCCGTGTCGACCTTCACGAAGTCGGGATAGCCGTACTCCTCGACCGCGGTATCGAGAGTGATCGCGGGAACATCCCGGCTGGCATCAAGGTTGCCCCAGTGAAGTCCCGGCTTCGAGACAAGCTGTCCGCTCTGGATCGAACGCCTAGCCTCGTGCAAGGTGAGATCCCCGTCCTTATCGCTCACCGCGAAGGAAAGAGGCAAGACATTCGTCGCCGCCTCCTCTTCCAAGAACTCGAAACTCTCCCGGCAAGGCTCGAACGCCACCACGTGCTCGAAGTTGAGAGCCAGACGAGAAGAGGTCATCCCGATATTGGCCCCGATGTCGTATGCGATGGAGCCGGTCACCGAATCCAACAGCAGCTCGATACGCGGATCGTCGGTGGCGCCTCTCCACCGCTTCAACTCACCGTGTAGCCAGCAGCCGCCAGAGCATCGGCAACGGTCTGCGTCACTTCGTACAAATGCCCCCCCAGGTAAACCTCGGTGGCAGAGTCAATCTGATCCTGGGAAGGCACATCGATGGTCTGATAGGTACCCGCGATCTTGAGCACCGACCGACCGCGCGGGTTTGGGCCGTAGTAGCTACGGAGCCTCTGCGCCACCCGCGACACAGGGTAGTAACGGTCGGGCCAAACTACGTACACCGTCGGCACATCGTTGACCGTCGGCGGCTCGAAAATGGGCACCTATCGCTCGTCGAATGCCTTTACGTCTGCATATCCCCGTAAGCCGGAAGTGGGTCTACCCTGCGCGACATCCATCTCGGCCTGATCCACGAGAGTCTGAGGACCGTAGTAGTCGCACTCGTGCATGTAGTCCTCCCGGCTTCCTGACGGTCCTACCCGCGAGGAATCGGAGCACTCGTCTCGAAGAACCATTTACTTCTTGCTCCCCGCGGTGGTGGTGACCTCATCCCCTCCCGCCCGCGGCGGGGTGTTGACCAGGCCATCGGTTTTCTGCTCCTCTATCTGTTTCTTACTTTCTTCCTTCGCTAGTTTGGGATCGACGTTCGGAGGGATCATGAAAGCGTCGGAGACGGAGCCTGCTGAGATTCCGGCCACCTGCCGCTGGCCCATCCTCTGAAGGTCTGCCAGGTTCCCCACCAGGTTGATAGTTCCGGTGGGGTCGACGATGTTGCCCTGGAAGTCAAAGGTAGTCCGGCAGCTCAAACAGGTCTGCTCACCGAAACCAGCCTGAACGTCCGTCTTGCCACAGTTCGGACATGCAACAGCCATATCAGCTCTCCTTTCTAGGCGTTGGCGCCGATCGAGCTGGCCGACTCGACTGCACGCAGAGCCGCCTCACGGAAGATGGCGAAGCCAGCGAGGAAATACCAGCCAATCGGCTGGAACCTGCGCAGCCTGTCGGTTACCGGCCCCAGCACGACCCGAGGGTTAGGGCCGTTGCCGTCGATACTCGACCATGCCTTCGCGAGAACCTGCCGACCGGCGAACATGGTCCGGTACACGTCGGTCAGAGTGGTCGAAGAACCGACGTCGGCGAAGATCGGAGCTCTCGGGGTCTCGATAAAGCGGAACCCCTCGAAGGCTCCTACCTCTCCGGTCCAGATCTCGTCCGGCTTGGAGTAGGTGTGCGGGTCACGCCATGCGGCCGCCCCGGTTTCCTCCCGAAGATCGAGCGCCACATCGGGATGAATCCACGCTACGTACATACCGCCGAAGTCCGAAACGTTGGCACCGGCCAGATCCGCTCTCGCCCGTCTCACGTCGTGAGCGTTGAGAGTGTCCTCGGGCTGCACAGTGTTGCGTGTGGTGGGATCGGTGGTTCCGCCCGAGGCATACCGGACATTGAATCCGGCAGCCAGGACGTTTCGCACAATGGTGTCCACTGAGACGCCGGCGTTGAAACCGACCACGTTCGCTGCCACCGGGTCGATCTCGATGTAAGAGGTTCCTCGCAGCTTCGCGGTCGTGACCACTGCGTTGCCGTACTCAGCCAGGGTCACGGTGACGGTGGTGTCGGCCAGCGCCATGGCGTCGATATCCACTGACTCAGAAATCGCGGTAGAAGCCACTGCGAGGTCGTTGAACAGCCGGAACACAACTGACGAGCCCGGCATCGATTGTCTGGTTGGCTGCACGTCGGCAGCCTGGTCGAAGTAAAGTTGAGGCCGAAGGGCAAAGTACGCCAATCGGTCATAGGCAGTTTGATCAGTGCCTATGGATGCGGTGGTGGTTACAGCATCAACCAAGTAATTTCACCTTCTTTCTAGTCTCCTGCGACTCGCATGCCGTGCTTTCGCGCCAGCGCCATCACCTCTTCGGGTGATTGGGCCTTTTGCATTAGCACAGAAATGTCTTCTTCAGCGGGAAGCTGAGCGTCGGTGGCGATATCGGACATCTCCTGGATGCCTTTCTTTTCCTCCGCTGGGATCTCTTCCTTACGAGCATCAAAGATCCCTGCCTTGACTCCCCATTCATCCACGGCATCGAGATCGGTGAGCTCCAGATCCTCGGGCCACTTCACTACGTCGGGCTTCACTCTGGCCCCCCGTTGCTGAAAGTGGGTCTCCAGAAGACGAGCCTGAGCACTCTGCAGCTTGGTCCGATACTCTTCGGCCTCCCTGCGAGCCTGCTCCCGCTCCTGGCGAAGCTGCGAGCCCTTGTAAGAACGCAGAGCCTCCTTGATCTGGGGCATGTCTCCCTCGTCCTCGTACTGCTCCAGCAGGTTGAGGGCGTCCTCGTACGACATCGTTGCCATGGTCTCCTCCTTTTCGGCGCGTGCCGACGTGGTGTTGCCCTGTTGCGCGACGGACCTAGGGAGCCCGCCGAGGGCGCAGTTAATTCAGGGATGCGGGTCTACAGGAGATTCCCGGACCTCGCCATACGAGTTGGCTAGCTCACCCGGTCGCCGGGGCCATCACGGCCAACTTTTCTACAACTGGTTAGAGTGCCTGACTGCTATACGAAAGTCAAGCCTTGGCTCTACGTTTCTTCCTCTCCTCTTTGAATCTGTCGTCAGTCCAGAACATCTCGTAGTCCTCCGGAACCACATCATCCCGGATCACTTCAACAGAAGTCACCTTGTAACCCGACTTTACTCTGACGCTGTCTCGAGCCTGTGCTGCGGTCGGTCCGATGCCGTGCTGGACGAACTTGAGCCCGCCGCGATGCTGCGCTTCTACGCGGACTTCCATCCAGTCGCTCATGTAGAGGTCAGCCCCACAACGCCGCGAGCAGTCTGGGCGAACCCACCGCCTCCCTCAAATTCAGCCTTACGTCTAGCTCTCTTCTTCTCCAGCGCACCGATGGCCTGCTGCTCACCGGCCAGGATGTCGATCTGCTCCCCCCGTCCCGTAACCTGCTCTGCCTGGCCTGGGAGAGCTTTGAACAACTCCTCAGCAGCGACCATGCCGCGGAAGGCCTCGTCTGAGACATCCAGCGGGGCCAGGCGCTCGGCCTCTCCTCTGCCCAGCGGTCCGAAGCCGCTGCGAATAGCTGCGCCGGCCGTAAAGGCTGCGCCAATCTGCTGTTGAAGCGCTCCGATAGCCCTATCTGGATCGGTCACGAACCCAGTCAGATCAGTGATCCCGTACAGACGAGCGAGTTCCTGCTTGGTCTCGATCGGCATCCCGAAGGAAGCCTGAACGTATAGGTCGATTCTGCGCTGGATCTCCTCCGGCGGCAGGCCTGCGAATCTCTCTGCTCGTGCAACACCGAGATCTGCCAATCCCGCCCGCTGAGCCAGCCCGGATACCTGAGCGGTTTGGAACTGCTTCTGCAACAGAGGCAAAGCCCGGTCGGCGTCGATGTAAAACGCCAACAAGCCCCCTTCGTCCACACCGTAAAGACGGCGGAGCTCGTCCCGAGTCTCCCGCGGTGCCTCGAAGACTGCCTGCTGATATAGATCCAACCGTCGTTGCAGCTCCACCGGCGATACGTCCTTGGAGATGAATCCGGCGAAGTCATCCGTACCGTCATAGAAACCCGCCGGCAGACCGTAGCTGCGCATCAACTGCGTGTATTGGGTCTCGAGTCCTATGTACTCAGCCTCGGAGATGGCCCTTCCCCGTGAAGAGAGGGTCTCCATCGCCGGGAACCGGGTCTTATACTCCGAGCGCTGCCTGAGGTCGAGCATGATCTGCTCGACGGGCTTGCCCGAGAGGTACTCGTTCCATGCCCAATCGGCCAGACCACCCAATCCGAACTGACCCAGAGTCCCGGCGATAGCCGCCTTAGCACTTAGGTTAGGTCCGGGAGCCGGAGGGAGCGGTGCGGGTGCGGGTGGCAGCACCCCCGGAGCGCCAGCCGCGTTGAACGCCGCCTCAGCCGCCTGAGTCCTCGGACCGTAGATCCCATCAAGCGGCCCCGGGTCGAAGCCCATAGCCTTGAGGTGCCTCTGATAGGCAAGGACCTCCGGACCCCGGGTCCAGAGCGCAAATGCAGCCACCTAGCCAACCGCTCCAAACTGCTTCGCCAGCGACATAGACAGCTGTGCCGCCTCTGTACGAGCTCCCTTTGTGGCGTCGTATCCGTAGATGGGGTCCTTCTTGAGAAGGGTCTCCACCTCCCACAGAGCCATTGCCGAGCGCTTGCCATCCGGGAGTACGTTGTCCAGGAACTTCCGGTACTTCGGCTCGGTCAGATCGATCGCTTCCGGTGATATCTCCAGTAACTGCGCCGTCCTCTGAATGTAGGGATCGGCGTACTGCCTGACGGTGATTCCCTGATCTATCGCCGCAGCCAGAGCCGGGAACATGCTTTTGGACTGCTCCCGAACGTATTTCTGGTAAGCATCGAGAGAAGTTCCGACGAACTGTCCCGGTGCAGAAGCCGCTCCTGCCGCACCACCCAGATACTTCTTGTAAGCGCCGGTCTTGTAGACCGTCCAAGGCGACCAGTTCTGCCCTCCGCCCGAGATCTGAGCCATTGCCCAGGCGTTGAAAGCTGGGTCGTGCAGGCGGCTGGCATCGCGCGGGCGTCCGGTCCCATAGTCTGCCTTGAGGCTACGGATCTGCCACAGTCCGATCGATGGCCCCCACTTGGCGTCTTGGAGCGAGGTGTCGCCAACCGCTGCGGGGTTTCCTCCGGATTCCCCCATGGCGATCGCCGCCGCAGTAGCCGCCTGAGCAGGTGATAGGCCCTGGCTGAGAGCAAGGTTGTAGAGCTGGTCGTAAGCTCCCCCACCCATGCCGCCGCTAGAAAGGCTGGTGGTGGACGTGATTGGAGCAGTGAGCATCTTAGAGGTGGAGGTGCTCTTTGGAGCTATATATCGCTGCGCGGTGGGCGAGAGATTGTACGGCTGGCCCCAGGCCATCTATCCCACCGTAGGCTGCTGAAGCTGCCCCTGAACTATGTCATGCGCCCACTTGCGCAAAACCGGATCAGAAACCGGCACCAAGTAATCGTTGGCGTAATCTCGAAGTACTCCCATCGTGTTCTCCACGTCGTAGGGATTGACTCTTTCCAGTTCCTCTTCCTGTTGGCTGCGCAGGGCTGCCTGCTGCGCTGGGGTCAACTGGCCGTACAGGACCTGATCCAGATCACCCGTAAGCGTCGCCACCCCCAGAGCCTTCTCAAAGGCGCTGATCGTATCTGGCTCCATCACCCCGAAAGCGACCTTCTTGGCTTCTCCGAAGTAGCCCCGCTCGAACAACCTCTGTTGGATCAGTGCGAACTGTCGAGGGTTAGTTCTATATAGCTGGGTAAACTTCTCCACCGCCGCGTCCGCGGTAAGCGACTGGCCGTCAAACTTCAGCCCCTGAACCGTGAACCGTTCTTGTCCCGGAAGTGCATACTGCTGTGCCAGTTCTTGGCGCTCTCTCTGCGAAAGGGTGACCCCTCCCGTTCGGCCGGTTCTGATTGCCGACTGGATATCTGGCGGGATGTCGTAGTAAGAGCCCCCCGCGCCGGCCGAGATATTACCGAGACCGCTTGGACCCTTGTATCCACTCGATCCTGGTAGTCGATTGCCCGCTGGATCCTTGCTGGTACCCCTACCCTTGGCTCTCCTCACGTCCCAGGCCTGTTTGTTCAAGATTGCCCACGTTTTGGGATCTTTCCTCTTCCCCTCCGCGGTGTAGTAGATCTTCTGACCTCTGGAGTTGATCATCCATCGGTTTGCAGCCATTAAGCCGACCTCCTGATAGGCACATCTATGGGTCCCAGGTCGTAGGCGAAGTACCGTTTGTACTTCGCGATAAAGCCCTTGTCTTTCTTGGCAAAGCGGATTGCCAGGGTACGAAGGTAGTCGACCTCCTCCTCGGAAAAAGAGTCATCCCCCAGCCTCGTGCTTGTTGCGCCACTGGGGAGACGGTGCCTGGTCCTGGTTCTCCGTGCCCGTTGATGAGCATCGATCTCTACCTTTGCGTACTCGGCGGCGAACGCCAGGGTCATGGCCTCGGCCGGTGAGAGCACCACCTGGCTTTGCGCTAGGTCCTGCAGCTCCTGAGCCTTGTCGGACAGGTCATCCGCGTAGCGCTTGGCAAAGATGGCCCCCGAGGGGTACTTGTTCCTGATGCGGCTGCGCTCCTGCTCCACGGCGTAACGGAACTCTGGGTTGACCTGGCTCGATTGCAGCGACTGGAGGTTGGGCTTCAGTCCCAGCTCGGCCATCTTCAATTCGACGAACCGGGTCAGCTCCCGCATCTCAAGGTAGTAGTTGTCCACCTGCCAGTCCTCGGACCCGCCCTGGTCGAGGACTCGCTTTTGGTCTGCCATTGAGGTCAGGGCGGAATCCACCTGGCGAAACAGCGGGACCAGGCTCTTGAGCACCCCCTGACCCTTCTGGTAGTCCTCGGAGGTGAAGCCCACGGGTATGAAGGCTCCCAGCATAGGGTTCTCGGCTAATGCGGTAGCAAGGGCCTGGGCTCCCCGCTCGATCAGCTTGTTGCGGCCTCCCAGGTATCCGGTCGTTATTCCGAAGCCTCGGGCGAAGGTATTCAGCCGGTTGAGCTCCTTGACGATGGGGAGGTAGCGCTCGACCTTCTCACGCCACCCCAAGTCTTCGGATACGTGATCAAAAGCCGCCAACCCCGCCTGAGTCATCAGGATCCTCGCCGGCGCCGCCGTGTACCAATCCAGCAATGAACGGGTCATCTTCAAGTTGAAGCTCAGAGGGAAGAAAATGTAGTTGGCCGACTTCTCCGCTGCGGAGCGAGGGCCGTAGCGATAGATCTCGTCTACCTTGGTGCGGATCTCGTCGTAGTCGATGGCACCTCGCACGCCGTCGTTGACCTCATCCAACTGCCTTCTGTAGAGCCGCCAAGTGTCCACCGCCTCGGCGTCCAGGAGGTTGAAGCCGAAGAAGCCATGCGCCCCCTGCCGAGTCTCGTCGAGAGTGGTGGCATAGACCTTCCCCCTGCCACCCATGACCTGCTCCTGAACCGCGTCAAACTCATCCCCGAACTGAGCTCTCAGCTTCTCCGCGGTCTTGCGTGCTTGAGAGGGACGCAATTCCAGAGGCAGGTCGGTTGCACCTCTCAACAGCTTGGCCTCCACCATGTTACCCAGAGTAAAGTAAGGGCTCAGCTGGAATTGGATGAAGTCCCGGGCACGGATCAGGTTCTCGGGAAGGTTCAGGCCACCCTTCCACGCCTGAGGCCTATTGGATACCGAGGTCCTGGCCCAGTCCTCAAAGGCAGATAGACCATTGATCCGAAGGGCTTCTCCAAGATCCCGAACCGTTTTCAAGGGATGATGAAAGTCGGCACCAAACGCTGCCCCTCGTCTGATTGCCGCGTAGACAGACTGTGCCTGCTCGGGGGTCCATCCCAAGTCTCTAGTTAAATCGGCAACCTTGATCTGGCGCAGATCGAATAGCTGCCCGGAGTTCCAGATCTTCCTCCCGCCAACACTGAGCACCCTGGATCGATGCTCTGGAAGGTTCTGCCTAAGCTCCCCCAGTTGCTCCAGCAGATCACGTCCGCTGGCGGCCAGCTTCTGCTCCTTGGCTACCAGGTCGAGCTCGTTGACCGTGGCGAGGGTTCTCAGTTGGCCGATCTCACGATTTGCCAGACGACGGTTGGTAAGACCCAGCCACTCTGCCACCGGGGCCAGTCGTGAGGCCTCACCCAACGTTGCTGTTATGTGTCCTGGATCCACATCCCTCAGAGTGAGAGCGTCCTTGTTGAGCAAGATCGGCTGTTTTCCATCCGCGATCATCCTGGCTTGAAAAGCTTCGTCCTTGAGATTTACTGCCCTGCCAGCTACCTGCGTCAACCGGCGCATCTTGCGAATGAGCTGGGCGTCGTCCTCAATACCGGCAGTCTCGGGAAGGAAGGTCTTGATAGTGTCCCGAATCTCGTCCAGGCGTTGACTCACAGAACCATTGAGTCTCTGTGCTTCCTCCAGGGTCAGGACCCGCCGTACCTTGGGATCTGCAGAAAACTGAATCGTGGCTGGGTCTAGACCCGCCGCCACCAGATCTCGCACCTTAACCTTTGTGGGCATCTTCACAGCCACGTCAGTTGCCAGGCCGGTAGAGGCTGTCCGGGTAAGCCCCAGCTTCAGGTCATCTGCCACCCTGACCAACTGTTCCAACACCCTGGTGGTCGCAGCACGGTCCTGAGCCGTGGCCAAAGGGTTATCAGTCCTTGCGTACGCAAGCTCCCCCTCTTTGACTGCTTCGGCAAACTTCCGCTTCATTCGCGCTTCGTACTTCAGCTTCCCTTTGAGGCCAGGGAAGCCCTCCCCCGCCTCAGCAATTCCGGCTCGAACCTTTTCCGGCGTCGGCATCAGCCTTGCCAGCTCGTCGTAAGCCTCATCCAATGCTTGCGCGTTGCCGGGTGCCTGTGCCCAGACCTTGGTTCCACGGACAAAGGGTCTGACCCTGACCTTATCCAGAGTGATCTCGCCAAGGCCCATCATCGTGTCGTACCAATTTCGAAGATCGACCTTCCCCTGGCCTCGGACCTCCAGCTTTTCCGGATAGTCCTTGAAAAGGAACCTGATGGTCTCACCCATCTCGGTGTCGTTCACCTGGCTCATCACAGACTCCATGCGCTGGGGGTCTTTCTTGAACTCCGCCTTCACGGTCTGGACCATCTCAGGCATGGCTTCTTCCCACTTCTCTGCCGGGATGCCCTTGGCCCTCAGTCTCTCCGACGCCTCGGCGAATGCGGCCGCCTGCGCACGAAAGTAGCGCATGGCCCTACTGAGATGCTCCGCTCCACCGATCTCATCTATCAGACCGGCCCGGGTCACTCGTTCTCCAGTTGCAGCCCGAAGGTAGCGGGTCAAGGGGCGCACCTGGTCGTATCCCACAAGATTGGTCACACCGTTGCGAATGTCTCTCACCCGCAGAGGAAGGCTCTGGGTGGGGTTCCAGATGAAGTGAGCCAGGTCGACCGGATTGCCGAGAGGATTTTCCTTCCCCAAGATCTCGTACCGAAGTGACGAGCCCAAGGCTGGCGCCTCGTCGATCATTTGAGAAAGCCTGGTCTTCTGGATGTCGGAGATGTCCACGTTGGGCAGAATCTCGCCGGCACCGAGCGCTCCCAGAGCCCGGGCGGAGATGGATGTCTGCACCCCGGCGTTGGTGATTGCAGTCCCGATCATGCCAAGTGGAGTGGACTTAGCCCTGGCGAGAACGTCGGACGCATGAAGGATGTGCTCGGCTATCCGCCTGTATCCTCCGGGACCAAACTGTGCAATCTTGGCCGCAGTGGCTTCCTTGGCTGGATTGACTGCTTTGGTGGCCAGCCTCGATACAAGGGTAGGAGCGGTTCCTCCTCGAACTCCCGCGCCGGCGGTAAGCAGCCCTCTCTCCGCTGTAAGAGCGGCTCTTGCACCGCCCGACACAACCTTGGCGCCGCGTGCCAGTGGAAGAAACGACAGGATGTTGATCAGGTCGTTGACCTGCGTAGCTGTGTCTTGACTAGTCTCCCCGGTACGCTCTATCTCGATTGCTTTGGTCTTGGCTACCTCCCGACGCCACTCCTCCTTGCTTCTGGTCAAAGCCCCGACATGGGTGGGGGTTCTTTGCACCCCAATGGCTACCCGCTCAGCCGTCTCCCCCAGGCCGGTTACGAGGTTCTTGGCAAAGCCAGACAGGCCTCGCCAAACCTCTGAGTACATGAAGTTCCCCAGGTACTCAAGAGCATTTCTGGAAGACATCGAGCCCGTCTTGTTCCCGCGAAACTGCTCCTTGCGAATGTGATCCTCCATATTCCGAAAGCCCTGCCAGAACGGGTCGCCCGGTTTCCAGTTGGCATCGATGGGAGTGTCAGGGTGAACCCATCCACCCTCGATGAGCTTTTGCTTGAGGGATAGGACAGAGCGGGGAGTGAACACTCTCGTGCCCTGCCTTTCGGCCACTTGATCGAGAAGCTCCACCAGGCCGTATCCCTTGCCCGGCTTCCCCCCCAGCCGTTCGATTGCCACGTCCAAGTCGTCATCCTCCAGCGGGGATAGGGCCAGGGTGGCGATCACATCAGGGCTATAACCAGAGCTTTGCAGGTAGCTCTGAGCTCGCGTCAACCTAGAAATCATGTACTGGTCGGCCCCAGTAGCACCGCGCTTTGGCCCGCTGACAACCCCGTATCGGGGTCTGATCAAGCTCTCAGCCACTCACTGTCTCCGGCCCCGGTTCCTCAAACAACGGCTGAACGATTTCGGGTTCGATCGGCGGAAGACCGACTCCCCGACGAGGCTGTCCAACTCGAAAAGCCAGATCCTTGACCTCTTGAGTGGCAATGGGAAGGGACGCAAGGTAGGCGAGGAGATCTCCAGCTCTAGGTGGATTGAACAGCCGTCCGAAGATTTCCGACCCTGGACCTGGACCCATGTCGATCCCAGCCGTGACTGGTTCGTCACGGAACTCAGTAGGTCGGTCAATCGGGGCCAGTTCCGGAAACTGGTAGGCCTGGGCAGCTGCCAGTCCTGGGCCGGGGGTTGGGGCAGTTTGAGTGGGCGGAGGAGCCACGGGGACCGCACGCTGCGCTTCGAGCTGTCTAGTTCCCTCTCCGTAGGTCTGCCCTGGGACTACCTGCAGCTTCGGTTTGTTCAAATCCAGACGATTTGAGTAGGCCTTCCCCGGCATACCCCTTCGCGCGCCCCCGCGGTTGTTCTTACGTCCGCGAGGCATACAACCACTCCGCTAAAACAATCACTTCGGCTTCAATAATGCTGGCTGCTTCATTGAAGTCATAGCCCTCCAATGAGAGCTTGAAATATTTCTTATCAATGGCGTCACTGATAAGTCGCCGCGTTTCAACCCAACAATCATGCTCTTCTTCCATCAGACTCCTACCGGGGCCTGCTCTTGCGGCGTCTGCCTCTGAGCAGAGCGCAGGCTGAACAGAAGTTGTGAGAGTCCTTGAGCCGAGGGGGCCTCAGGTGCAGCAGTGGTAGGCACCTGAGCGCCCTGACCCTCGGCTGTGATGCCAGGCATGGATTCGGGGGAGCCGGGGAGGGCAGTATCGGGTGCTCCCTCTGCCGTGATCTCTGCCTGGCGTTCTTGAGCCTCCAGTTGAACTTGAGCTATCGCGTCCGCTAAATCCATCTTGTCCTGCTTTACCAATTGCTTAATGCGAGCCAGATCTGTAATTGGAATGGGGCTGTCGGGATTAGCCGCTTGGGACTGGAGACCAGCCAGGACTGCATCATCTATCGCCTCGGCCTGCATACGATCCTTCTCCCGCTCCACGTCGTCGATCAGGGGGTTTAGCTCCATCGCCCGCTGCTTAGACATGGTTCCGGTACCAACGGCCTGGCCGGTCAGGATCATCAGCCCATTCTGATCGGAGCCGGGCATGGAATAGACCACCTGATGCTCGTCGGTCTCGAAGTGTACGTTCGGGGTGTAGGTGACAGCTCCCTTAGCGCCTTTCCATGACACCCAGAAGTTTCTCGGGATGTTCCCGAACCACCCTTTTGCAGTGGCGATAGCTCTGATGTTCTCGGCCTGAAGCGACCGGGCGAACATCCTCTGAGCCGCAGCGATGGGGAAGTCGATCACGTTTGCCAGAACCGATTCGCCCCGGCGTCCGGTACGTATGTTCGACGCGCTCTCCCCCCCGAACTCGGCAGGAATCCCGCCAGCCAATCTCTGTGCCCTCTCCAGGCGGTCGATGGTGGTGTTGGTCATGAAACCTGGCTGGACGGGGAAGTCCCTCAGATCACCGCCCTTGATCTGGCCGATAGTCCCGTCCTTCGGATTAGCCACCACCGTCACATTCGCGGTCTCGTTGGGCCGTGAGATCGCCCACATGCTGGGAAGGACTCCCCGCTCCACCGCAATGATCTCCAAGGCGGTGAGACGCGCCTGGGCCTCGAACATTCCCACCATGTCGTCGAACTGGCCCTTGCGCGCATCCAGCGTGACCCGCCCGGCCACGACTGCAGGACAGATCCCCGCCCGGTTGGGAATCCTGAATAACGGCTCTATCTCGCTGCCCCGAAACTCCCAGTCATACCCGTCGTCGGTGCGCTGAGCCTTCCCGAGAATGAAAGTTGAGAGCTCAAAGGCATCGACGTACTGCAGGCACTCGTACTTGTCGTCCGGTTCGGGATTGTCCCCTCTGGCCAATCTTGCAATAGCATCTGGATATCTGCTCTCCAGATACGCCAGGGTCTTCGAGTAGCAGAAGATGCAGTCGGGCACCTCCACGTCGTCGGGGTCAATGGTAGGCGCCGGGTAAGTCATAAGCGGATTGCGCGGCTCCCAGCGAGGAATCCCCCGGTCGAAATCCGGCATCACAAGAGCGGGGGAGTGGGCATAGGCGATCAAGTGCCGGCCCCGGCGGGCCATCTTCACGTCCAGGGCGTTCATCTCCCACCATCCGAGGTTCGCCCGCCGGCGAATGCTGGCGTACTCGTCGGCCTTCTTCTGCCCGGGCTTCTGGGAGGGGTAGACGATGTCCGGCAGGAGCGAGGCGATCCTCTCGGCGTTCTGGTCGATGCCCTGAATCATCAGGTTCGCTATCGCCGGGCGCTTCGAGACGTCGTCTATCTCCGGAAGCGGAAGGGTGATATCGACGAAGTTGTAGTAATCCCGGATCTCCCGCATCTTGCCCATGACAGGCCCGGCGGCCTTTTTGCGGGCCAGATACAGATTCAGGATCTCGCGAGAATCTCTCATGCGGTCCTCAGCCAGCTTGGCCTCCATTCCCTGACTGGCTTTACGTCGATTGAGTCACGCATCTCCATCCAGTTCTTCCAGCAAAACCAGCAGCTCATCACAAGATCTTGTTCAAGCAGGTTCCCGGAGATGTTGGGGCGCCAGTTCAGCAGCTCTTCGATCAGAGGGTTCATCCGGCTGCGGGTCAGCTCGTCTGAGAAGGGGATCCGGAACTCACCTCTCTGGAAAGAGCCGGCCATCGACGCGACGCCCAGCACCTCGTCGGCCTTGTTTCTAGAAGAGGTGTGGGGGATGAGCTCGAAGCCGTACAGGTTGGAAAGCCTTCTCAGTCTCTCGTCGTAGGCCAGACCCTTTTGAAAGGCATCCCGCTCCACCACCAGGCGACGGGGCTGATATCGAATGGCAAACTCTTCCACCCGGTTGAGGATGTCCTCCGTGCGGGCGAGGTGAAAGACCTTCTCGCAATCCAGCAGGTGCAGGCGATCAATCGTGAAGGCGAAGGCAGATAAAGCATTTCCGCCGCCTAGAGCCGGGTCCAGGCCCATGACCACGAAGTCCCCGAACTCCAACCGTCCTACGGAGCGGTCGTAGTCCTTGCACTCGTCGATGTACTCGCCGGTGAAGGTCGCCAGTTCATCGGAGTGAGGGGCCTGCATGTAGGCGCAGGCCCAGGTCTGCTTGCCCGACTGACGCTTTCTCTCGGCTAGGTCCACGGGCCCCCACATCTCGGGACAGAGAGGCTGACCCTCCAGGCCCGGAAGGGTCTTGCCTCGAAGCTCTATCGGCTCGATGGGCTCCGTTCCCGGCCGGCAGGCGGCTAGGACGATGTACTCGTGGGGGATGTCCTCCTCCATCAGGCGCTCGTAGATATCCCCCACCCCAACCCGGGTGCCGATGATCACCGTTCGACCCGCCTTTCCGACCCTGGTTAGCAGGGTGTGGCGAATGACCGTGAGCATGCTGGCAGTTGAAGCGAGGGACTCCGGCTGCTGGATATCGTCGATGATCAACGTGTCCCACCGGGAGCCGTAAACCTTGGAAGTCCACCCTGCGGCAGCTACGGAGGGATCGCGCTCGTCATGCTCCGATTTCCATACCGAGAAGTGGGTGGCCGTCCAGGGCTTGCCCTGCCGCTCCTGGCCCTCCTGGTAGAAAGGGCCGAACCTCGCCGTGAAGTCCGTTGCAATCGAAGGATGCATCCGCTCCTGGCAGCGATGGATGATCTTCTTCGCATGCTCCCCGGATTGGGAGACCACTCCGAAACGATGATTAGGGTCTTTCGCCAGGGTGTAGCAGATGAAGTCCTCGATGGTGGTTGTCTTCCCATGGTCAGGAGGCAGAAGGCAGAGGGTGACGTGCTGGGGATGGGTCTTCTCGAGAGCGTGGACCAATCTCAGTTGATGCTCGTAGGTCTCGAACCCGAAGTACTTATGCCGGAAGTTGGCAAACCCTCCCAGATAGTCGTCCGCCAGGCGCGTTCCTTTAGCCTTAGCCCGGATGGCATCACACTCAGCAGCAAAGTTCGGCACCTCGCGGCGCCACCCCTTGTAGGTGCCCGGCGTGCGATTGATCGCTAGGAGGGCTTCAGGAAGGGTATCGCCCTGTCTCAGGCGCTCCTTGAACCTTTCCCTGACCGGATCTGCGGGCCGCTTGCGGGGAGGGTGGAAGTTGGGGTTGAGCTCCCGCCACCGCTCCGCTCCTACTCTGAGCTTGCACCCCTTGCACCAGTCGTGATAGGTGCCATTGGCCCTACGGTGGAAGCTGCGTACATCTTTTGTCTTCCCGCAGCGCGTACAGATCCGGGTCTCCTCCGGTCGCAGGAAGACCGGATCGCGGGCTTTCTGAATCGCCACCTAGCGCGTGTAGGAAATCTTCATCCCAGCGGGGTAAGTGACTCCGCCGATGGTCACAGTTCCCTGGGTACCCACGGTGCCCTTTGTGCCGGAGATTGCAGTCGTTCCGGAGGTTCCCTGGATACCCGAGCCACCGGACAGCCCCGTCGCCCCTTTGGTGGAGGTGCCCGAAATTCCCGTCCCCGCCTTACCGGAAATGCCCGTCCCTGCCTTTCCTGCCGTCCCCGTTCCGTAGCTTGCCCCTTTCTTCCCGGGCACGCCCTGGATGTAGCGGGGGATGGAGGCCTGGGACACCGCCGGCAGACGCCGAGCAGAAGCTATCTGCCTCGATGTGGCGTAGGTGTTGCGGGTCATCGAGGAAAGGGCATTGCCCGAATAACGGGGTGCTCCCCAGCCGGTCCGTCGGGTAGGACCTTGCGCAGTTGGGGTAGGCCAGTCGGCTGCACCGCCTTCCTCACTGTAGAGCTGAGAGGTTCCGGGCATGGCGTAATGGCGAGCCTCGGCCACGCTTGTGGCCTTGCGTTGCATGATCATCCCGGCTGCCCCGCCCTCAGGCCCCGGAGGTGCGTCATAGTAACGCGGCTGCCTCGGAAACAGGCCGTACTGGCCGGTGGAAGCGTTGAAGTAAAGATCGCTGCCCGGCAACTTTTTGTACCCACTTGGGACGTAGCTCATTTCAACTTCCCCTTCTCTTGAACAGATGGTTCAGGTAGGATCATCTCGATGAGGATTGGCTGGGTCGTTGTATTCATACTGACCCTGGTTCTATTCGCGATCCTGTTAAGTTCTCCAGTGAATCAGATCACCCAGACTCCCCAGTCTCACCCAGACTCAGCACGGACTCTGGAATGCGTGGTCGTTGGAGGAGACGGAGGCGGCCACGAACAGCCCACAGAGACGGGTAGCCCTTGTCTCTAAACACGCGACGCTAGCGCTTCGGCTTCTTCTCCGCAGCTTTGGCCTTGGCCTTCTCCGCTATAGCCCTCCCCGGTGCCACGCCGGTTCTCGAAGCAGCCAGCTCGGACTTTCCGGGAGTTGCTCCACCGACTCTTGAAGCAGCTGAGGCCGAGCGGCCAGGGGAGGAACCAAGTGAAGACTTCTTCTTGGCCTTAGCGTTAGAGATCTTCGCCGCCCGTTCTTTGGACATTCCCTTCTCCCGCAGTGCCTCATAGACTTTCGGCCGGCGGATAGAGGCATACTTCTTACCAGGCATTTACTTCCTCCCTAGATCTGGATACTTGCGATGGACCGCGGCTCTTACTCGAGCCTTCTCGGATGGAGAGCCGTGCTGAGCCACCCGAGCCAAAGCATTGCGGGCATGAACCTTGTCATGGATGGGATAGGAACCTGACCCCGGCGCCTTACCTGGAATGGCAAACTGCTTCTTGGGCAATCTCTTGCGTGCCTTGGTAGTTAGTTCAGCCACTCAATCCTCCTCCTGTACCTGATCAGCCGTGGAATTGGCGTAGAGCTCCATGTACACCATCTCCGGCTCCTGGCCGTTCTGGACCCGTTGCAAAGCAAGCAGAAGTTCCCAGCCGTTGATCGTCCACCAGCAGTCGTAAAAGCTCTTTTCTTCAGACAACGAAAGCTAGAGCGAGGAAGAACAACCCGAACGAGATAGTGTCAATCGGTCCGAGCCCCAAACCGAGAGCAGCGAGCAGAAACAAGACCGCGGCGATGATGGCGCAGATCTTGGAAGGGGTGATGGTCAACAGATCATCCTTTCTGGGGAATAGGATTAAGGAATGAAGCTTGACCGTAGGTGGCGAGTTACCATCGGCCCAGATTGCGCGATGTGCGGACAGTCACTACCAAAGGAACACCTGGAACAATTGAGGGGCAGCCGTCTTCCTACTGAGATGATCTGGCCCGCGAGCCTTTGTAAAAGGTGCCGTGAACTTGAGCGTCAGGCAGTCAACCGCTGATTGCAGCGAGTGCACCGATCCTTCGTCGGATGCTTCACCCCACCGCACGAACAACGAATGAGTCCGTAGTCGGCAGGGAGCTTGCCGGGAGGAGGGAGACGGGGAAGGATCGGGTCCGGTTCAGAAAACCTCTGTTTCTGAGGAGCAATGGCCTCAGTTGGATTGGAATTCTTATGGAGCCAGTCCGTTAGAAGCGTACGTACAAGCTCTGAAATGGTCTGCGTACGTACGTCATCCGAGGTCTGTTTTTGGAGTGTTGTACGTACGGTTTCGAGAAGCTCAGAATCGATTCTCAGTTCAAATCTGCCCACTGATCTCCTTGAAAATGGGGTGGAAAACTCTGAGAGAAATGTGGGGGGCAAGACATTCCCTTCCACGCTCACCCCACCCTCGGCACATCCCCGGTCAAACAGTAATCAGTGAGAGATTTCTTCCATTTCCCTGCTGAGTTCCTGAGTTCTCAGGTGCATAAAGCCCTCTGCACTACCAGGTACCTGCATACCTATGTCTTAAGAGACCAACTCAGGCACATTAGAGGCTTTCATAATTGATCTTATGGAAGTTCCATGGTTCTAGGCGTGAATCTCACTATCAAATGGATAGATGGTACTGATTTAGTACTGGTTTACTCGGGGTAAACCTTTTTTTCTCTCCCGACCAATCACACATTACTCAGCCCAGGACTCAGCAACATCTCACCTGACATTCAAAACTGGAGTGATTGCTTGTTAACTCAGGCCCAGCGAGAGCGATAGAGACGTTCCCGAGCTGAGATCAGGAGATGTTCTGGTCTGTCTATGCCGTGACGATAGAAGAACTTGGAACACGTATCACAGCGGCCGAGGCGCCTTGCTGGAGATAATCCACACACTCGACAGACAGAGCGTCCGCGCCGGACAGTAATCAAAGTCCCCACGTTTGTCAAGTATTTCCAGTCCTAGCCATACCCCTCTCCCCGTTCCTGTCTGCGCTGCTGGTAAGCCAGCTGGCGGTTGTGGTCCCTCCTCAGATATCCAGGAAGGGCCGGCGCCATATCGTCCGCCTCGTATCTCGACTCCTGGCTGTCTGTAGGCGTCCAGGTGCCTACCGCCTGCTCCATGAGGTGAATTGCTTTGTCCAGCCTCACATCAATGTTCTCGAGGATCCTGAACGCCTTGCGAGCCAGATCCCGCCTCTCATCTAAACCTGCCTGTTCGGTGGGTTTGTTGAGCTCCCCTCCGGTGATCCGCTGCCGGCTGCCTTGGGAGTTCAAATACAGGCCTGGGTAGGCCCATCGATAAGCCTCGCAGAAGACGGAGTACTTCTCTCTCCACCGCTTCGGCAAGCCGTTGTGGCGAGCTTCCATCCTTGAAGGGAGAAAGAGCCTTGTCTGCCTCTGGGGAAGTCGCTCTGTCAACTTGTCCCCTTGTCTACTTGCTTTTGCTGCTGATTAGCTTTTCGCAAAAGCTCCTCGCCTTCAGCAAGCGCTAGCTGCCGTCCTTCCGCTTCGGGGTACGGCTTAGGCCAGCCTCGGCGCGCAGACCGCTCATTCCGCTCCCGCATCTTCTCCAAGCCTGCGCCATAAGGCCATTCCTGAAAATCACACATCAGGATTCCTCAAATATTTTCGCACTTCAGGGTGGCGATGAACGTACCAACGCTCCCACGTTCTTACGATCTGGTCATGAACCACAAACCCAGCTATCACGAGACTGAAAATGCTCAGCCAAAGCAATATCCAAGCTAGTGCTTCTACCCAAGGGCTCACTCAGCCACCTTTCCTCACGCCACCCTCTCCAGCACCTTCACGACCTTGGGATTCCCAGAGGTTCCCGAGCGGTAGAAATACGCCCCTCCCCAGATTCCCTCGCTCTTCGTCACTGCTCCATGATGACGGCAGCGGGCTAGAACTGGGCAGTGGGCGCAGAACTCCTCCACCGTCGTCACCAGCCGGGGATTTCGTCGGAGCTCTGGATATCTGTCGGTGGATTTCACGTCGGGGAAGAAGAGCCTGTCGGCAAGAGATGAGGGAAGACCCCTGCATAGGGCTTGATCCATCCAGTCGGGGTAGTCGAGTTGAAGGAAGGGCCTCACTACTGCTCCCGCCTTCTTGCAGCATCCAAAAGCGGTCCTATATGGAAGTGCTCCTGTTCCAGTTTGAGAGCGAGCGCTACCTTCTCACCCAACTCAATCTGCTCTTGCTCGGTACGGAATAGGTAGAAAGCCCTATTACCAGCGCCCTCCTTCCAAAAAGCACCAGGTAATGGCCCCCAACTGCCACCAAAGTGCAGGTTCCAGACCTTCGAGTACCGACCCATTTACCTTTCCTGGCCTTCGGACACAAGGCAAGTGGCACACGTTTCAATGACCGGCTGCGGCGCGACATCCTTTGGAATCCAGATTTTGTACTTCAGGCACCCGTCACAAATGACTTGGGTATGCGTCTTCGACATTCGCCGAGCCCAGTCCTGCCAAGCCATATAACCTTCCGGTGCTGGCGTGTGTTGATCCGCTCTTGAACAATTCTCTGAATCCTTCATCAGCAAGGCACCCCCTCAACCTCGTCGAACATCTCCACCGGGGCATTCCTCAGCGCCGATTCCACCCGTCCGCTGGACCAATCGGCTGGCCGGAAGATGTAGGTCTCAACGCCGGGGCATTTCCGCAGAGCTTCGAGCCACTCTTCCTGCTCCATGGAGGTCCGGCCTTTGGCGGATTTCAGTTCAACGAAGAGAACCCTGCCTTGGCCTTTGGCATCCACCTTCACTAGGACCAAATCTGGGAAGCCAGGATCTCCTTGGATGTGAGTAGCAAAACTCCCGTCCGCGCGTCTGGCTGGACGGTCGTGGTGGCAGAGGAAACCGAGATAGCCTGCCAACGAAACAATGGCGTCTTGCAAACTACGCTCTGAGACTGAGATGAGAGTCATGCCAACACCTTTGCACTCGCAACTCGGCTCATTACTCCCGTACCTGGGAATAGGTCAACAACCTCGTCGCCTGGAACAAATCCGAGCAGGGTGAGAATCCAATCACAGAAGGCTTCGGGTTTAGCTCCTGTCAGACCTCTTTTCAGGGTGATTGAGCAGGACAGGTGGTCACGTCCTACAGGAGCGCCGTCTCTCGATCTATCCCGTCCCGGCTTGAAAAGCACCGGCTCCCACGTATAGGCAATACGCACGTTTTTCTTATAGGCAGCGAATGGTTTCACCCAGGCTGCAATTCGAGTACCAGCCGGAGCACTCGGCAGGATCGTTGCCAAGGACGTCGACGATAACGAGTAGGCCCATCCATCGTATTGACGGTCAAGCCGTTCCAGCAAACGGTTATGAGTCTCCAGTGAATCGAAGGACGGAGCTTCCGGATGCTCAGGATAAAAATGAGAGCAGCCGAGATAAGGTGGGTCGGCATAAGCAAGCCGCAACGCGCTCACCCCACCCACCGCCGAGGCACAATTTTCGTCAGTTCCTCGCTACGGCTCTCCAGAGTCAAATAAACCGCCCATCCAAGCAGTTCCAAAGCAAAAGCGTGCAGCACATCCCGATTCTC